GACAGGGACAATGCAGGTTCTGTATTTACAACAGAAGAGTTGTATGAAGCGCAGGCATTGCTTGTATGTCACTACATCGCTAGAAGACAGGGAATGAGTGGGAAGATTAGCGAATCTGGCATTGGCACGTATGGATACAGTAGGGGTGCCAACGCAGGACTAACAGTATGGTTAGACGAATACAACGCATTATTGGCGAATGCGCAGGCTAATGGTAGTGTCACAGCAGAAGACCTCCTTGGTTCTAGCGGCGGTGGTTACAACCACATCGACTCCAGCAAATCTAAAGATTTCTCACTAGACCAGCAACCAGAGACCGGGCAGGTATACAACGACACTCCAGACCCAGAAGGTTCGGAGGCGTTCTTCTATGGAGGATCTTAATATGCCCCCTCCTTTTTACAACGGTGAGTATATCACAAGGGGTGAAGCAGACCTTCGGTTTGAGATGGTTGACCAGAAGTTTGAATCAATGGACAGGCGCGTTGCAAAGATAGAGGATGCACTAGACGAAGTCGTTGCTATGCAGAAGGAGATGAGCCAGAAGATTACATATGGTCTTATCTTGAGCGTAGTGATGCTAGTTGGAATATTACTAGGGCGCGGCCTTGACTTTGGCGTTCTGTTCCCGTGAGGCGATAAAATGTCAGGACACATGTCACCGCATTTACACCAGACTGTAACTATAGAGCCGTTCTCAAGTTACGACTTATCTGGTAATGCGACGTATTCGGCCGGGTCAACATATCCGGCGAGAATTGAGGTGAGACGGAAACGCGTGTTTACTGCGGAGGGGAACGAAGTAACCACCAATCTTGTTATCTACCTTGACAACGATGTCTCTATGAACTCATACTGTAAAGACCGCATAACATTGCCCGTTGGTTACTATGGGGAGAGACAACCACGAATCCTTAATATTATGGGTGCGAGAGATTACTATGGTACATTAGACCATTGGGAGGTCTACACATAATGGAAGCAGTCATCTATGTTGACGGGTTAGAAGACGTGATAGATAAGTTTGAAACCATGTCTAGTGAAACCGTTAACATAGTTGACGACCAGCTTCAGAAGTGGTGTCAGATAATACTTACCGAAGCCCGATTAGAAGTCCCAATTAAGACGGGACTATTACTTCGTTCTGGACACATTGAAGATGCGGGAGGGCTCGCATATGATATAGTGTTCGACAGAGAGTATGCAGAAGTTCAGCACGAGAACGAACAGTTTGATCACAAGTTTGGGCGTAAGGCAAAGTATTTAGAAGATCCAGTGAACCGTACAACCCCGATGATTGCGCGTGGGATTGAGAGGTATTTAGCTGCATTCTACAGCACCTTGAGACCGAGCATGACGGGAATGAGTTCAAGTACAAGAAAAAGCCTAGGTAATCTCGGAGGTAGATTTATTTGATTGAAACGGATATCGCAAACAGGTTGATTGCAAAGGGCCTTGCTACCAGCGGACAGTGTTATGTCAACTGGTATCCTGCGAATCCGGACGATATCGTCTCTCTGTTCGTCTATCAGGGCGGACCCATTGAGAGAACACATGATTCCTCCGGAAATGCTAACCCCTTCCTCCAAGTTCGGGTTAGGTCTAAATCTGCAACTACTGCACGCGAAAAAATTCAAAAAATTCTGAACAATTTGGATGGCTTAACAAACACCACAGTAGGTGCGTCGTTCATTCTGAACATATCGGCTATCGGCTCTGGACCTACAATGATTGGGAGAGATGGCAACGACAGGACAGAATACACGATGAACTTTGATATATTAGTGAGGAGATAAACATGGTTTCAGCAGCACAAGGGGGGTTAGGAGCAGTTCTTGAACTGATGCCCGACCACGCGCCGATTGGAGATATCACTGATATCAGTGACTTCGGTCAGCAGGTAAACGATATAGAGGTGACAGCACACGACTCATCCGGAAATGCGGAAGAATATATTAGCGGCGTCATCTCTGGAGGAGAAATCACGCTCACAGTTAACTTCGATGCAACTGACACATCGGGTCAGATGGCGTTCGTTGCAGCAGTTAGCACGGGGGCGCCGAGGCAGTATGTTATCAGACTCCCGAACTCTGGGACAAACACGTTCACGTTCTGGGGATACTGCAAGTCATATAAGGTAAAGTCTGAATTGAAAGGAGCGATTAAGGCTACGTTAGTGTTTAAGTTAACACGGTATGGAACATACGCATAAGGAGTTGAAGTAGAATGGTATCAGCAGCACAGGGCGGCCTTGGTGTCGCAGTGGTTTGGAACGCTCAGACTATCGGAGATGTTACCGATATCTCTGACTACGGAATGGCAGTTAACGATATTGAAGTCACCGCTCACGATTCCTCTGGGAATGCAGAAGAGTATATCAGCGGGGTTCTCACTGGTGGAGAAATCACCCTCACGTGTAACTTCGATGCGAGCGATGCAGGACAGGCAGCACTCATTGCGGGTGTAGCAGCAGGTACTGTTGCAGCAGGGGTCATCACCCTCCCGAACACAGAAGCCACCACCTACCAGTTCTATGCATACGCGAAGTCCTACAAGATTAAGGCAGACCTCAAGGGTGCAATCAAAGCAACGTATGTATTGAAGTGCACAAGATACGCACAGTTCGTAGCGTGATTTAAATGACAGAGCGTTCAGCGATTCTGGAAATGGGTGAAGAGAGGTTTCACCTGCGGTATGGTAGAGCTGACGTCAAGGCTCTGGAACGGGAGTTGCAGGTAAGTTACATCTACTTCTTTAATCCCACTGTCTTCACCAGCCTAACTGCGTTGGAGATGTTCATCCATCGTGGTCTTCATGTGGAGAACCGCAAGGGACAACTGGAACACTACTTTGAACTCGATGCAGAAGGCATGGAGGAAGCAGGGCAGTTTGTCTTTGACCGCATTGGAGAGTATGGAAATCAGATGCGCGATGCAGTATTCGAGGCCATGTGCGTAAGTGGATTAGTTAAGCGCCAAGTTGGGGATCCCCGACCAAAGGAAGAAGATTCAAAAAACTGAAGTGGGACTGGGTGTCCGATAGCGAGAAGATTGCTTTCGGAACACTCCGTTTAGTCCCTGAAGTAGCATGGAACTTAACTCTCGCAGAACTGTATGCAATGGCAGACGCGACGTGGGAACTAGAAAGCAAACAAATGTCGGCGAACATTCAGGTGCAAGATAACCTCAATGCATTCAACTGTCTCATGCAAGCGCGCTGTGTCGGATCTGATAAAGGAGAACTAGACGACTACAAGTTATACAAAGAGGAACCAAAAGTGAGCAACGTTGAAAAGAGCCCCGAAGAACTTAGCAACATCATCATGATGATGGCGAAGGCAGGGGTATTGAAAGCCGAAGGAGGTGACTAATGGCAGAAGCGGGTAAAGTTATCTTTACAATTGCAGCAGACGCTTCCCAGTTTAAAACAGCAATGGGCGAGGCAAAGAACTCCGTTGCTGGATTTAAAGATGGGACTGTAGAGGGCGCTGCAGGAATGGAAGCGTGGATTGGAAAGGCAGCACTAATGTCTACAGCAGCACTCGGTGTTGCAGCCGGAGTGGGAATGCTCATCAAGCAGTTTGGAGAGGCTGCAGACCGACTGTTGGACTTAAGCAACCGTACTGGAATTGCAGCAGGAAACCTAAAGACCCTCCAAGACCAGTGTATTGCAACAGGAACTTCGTTTGACACAGTATCACTCGCACTCGATGTCTTCAACAAGAATCTGGGTGCTACTGGAGAAGAAGCAATCAAGGTCAACGATTCACTTAAGAACATCGGAGTTTCTACAACAGGAAAGACAGTAAGTGAAGTCTTCCAAGACACTGTCACTGCACTTCAGAACATCAAAGACCCAAGTGAAAGAGCGGCTCAGGCATTCGGGCTGTTTGGAAAGGGGTATAAGGAAATCCTAGACCTGTCCCCAGATGCTATAAAGGCACTCTCAAACACTGGGAAAGAAGTAGATGCATTAACGCTCAAACTCATTGCACAGAAGAAGGCAGCAGACACGCTAAATGGTGCAATCAATTCCCTTACGAACTTCATAGGAGAGGGTCTTGGCAGAGCGATAGACACTGTCACAATGCAGGGTAACTACATGTATTCGGACTACCTCACCGTAGGTGATGCGGCGTTCCAAGCCATGTATAAGATGACCAAGCAGCAGTATGAGGCCACGGATGCA